GAAATGATTTTCCAAATGTTCACTTTGTAGGAGATGCATTAAGTGCAAGAGGTATTACAGTATCAGGAGCACAAGGAATTTATGTTACAGATTATATATTAGAACAAAGTCAGGATTATCCCGATTTTCACGAACATTTTTAAATTATATTATCATGTCAGAAAAAGCATACGAATACAAAATAATTAATTCAAGAGGAGCAAAACACCATTTGATAAAAGAATCTAAATCACAAGTATGGAAACACCATAAATGGGATGGACCTGCAATTGTACCACATAATAAAAAAAGTGAATTTGTAAAATCATATTTTTTAAATGGTATAGAATATTCAGCAGATGATTATGCTGAAATTATGAGAGAACGAGAAGGATTACCTTGGTATAAACAAGCAGCACCTAAGGGAACAACACATAGAAATTAATATGAGAGAACATACACTACAAGCACAACCTTATGAAGGGGATCGTCATGAAAAAGCATGGGGTCATGAATTATGGATTATTAATAATGAACTATATTGTGGTAAGTTATTAGTATTTAAAAAAGAAAAATCATTTTCAATGCATTTCCATCTATTAAAAGATGAAGCATGGTATATTTCTAAAGGTCAATTTTTATATAAATTTATCGATACTGAAACAGCTACTATAAAAGAAATGACAGTGAGTGAAGGTGATTGTATCCACCTAATCCCAGGACAACCACATCAAATGTTGGCTCTCACAGAAGGAGCCACTATATTCGAGGTATCAACACAGCATTTTGATTACGATAGTTATAGAGTTATACCAGGATCATCACAATTAGACAATTTCACTACAAAATTACCATTTTAATATGAAGATAGGATTATGCGGAACAATGAGTGTAGGTAAAACTACACTAGTAAATGCACTACAAGAGCTACCAGAATTTAAGGATTATATGTTTAGAACAGAGCGTTCTAAGGAATTAATGGCTCAAGGTATTCCATTGAATACGGATTCAACATTGAAAGGACAATGTGTGTTCTTAGCTGAGAGGGCAGGCGAATTAATGCATGATAGTATCATTACAGATCGTACTATAATTGATGTTATGGCGTTTGCTAATTGTTCTACATCAATGGATATATATGATAAAGAAGATTTTGAAACATTAGCATCACGTTTAGTTAGAGAATATGATTACATATTTTATGTTTCACCTGAAGGTGTAGAAATTGAAGATAATGGTGTTCGTGAAACTAATGCTGATTATAGAAATAAAATTGACATTGAAATACAAATGTTAATCAATAAATATGGACATAGAATTAAAAATTTAGTAAAGATTAAAGGTTCAACTAATGATCGTATAGAAAATATGCGTGAAGTGCTTTCTTTGTAATATTTATAACAAAATATTCAAATGAAAAAATCCGAATTTAAATCATATATTAAAAATGAAATTATTGAAGTTCTTAAGGAAGCATCTCCTGAGGATGTAGTTATAAAAGAAGGAGAAGATGATGAACCATCTTCGAAAGATTTAAATTCAACTTCAAAAGATTCGGTTGCTAAAATAGCTACTAAATTATCTGCTACTGATAAAGAAATGAAGACAGTAGTTAATAAATGGAAAAAATCCGAAGGTGCTGAAAAAGAAGAGTTTTTAAAACGATTAAAAGCTCTAACTAAAATAAAAAAAGAACTTGAAGGACTTCTTTAAAAATATAAAAAATGTGCTTATAATAGCACTAGTTATAATTATTCTATTAATGCGAGAGTGTTCAAGTAATATAACACCTCCAGAACCCCGTATTGTAAGGGATACTATTATTGAATATGTAACTATTGAAAAAGAACTACCAGTATATGTACCACAAATTAAGTACATTACTAAGGTAGATATTGATACTTTCCAACTACCTATTGATACAGCAGAAATTTTAGAAGATTATTATGCTGTAAAAACATATGAGGATAAACAAGTATTAGATAGTCTAGATATTACAATTACAGATACAATATCTCGTAATCAAATATTAGGAAGACATTTAAAATATAATTTTACATACCCAAGAAAAACAATAATAAATACCGTTTATGTTAATAAACGTGAATTATATATTGGAGCTTCAATAACAGGTAGGTTAGATCAATTAAATATAGTAGGTACTGAATTACTATATAAAGATAAAAAGCAACACGCATATGGTTTTGGAGTAGGAATTAATCAATTCTTTTTACCCACTTATACATTCCGTATGTACTGGAAATTAGGTAAATGAGTCAAGATTTAAAATCAATAATACGACAGGAATATCTTAAATGTGCCCAAGACCCAGCACATTTTATGAAAAAATACTGTAATATTCAACATCCACAACGTGGTAGGGTATTATTTAATTTATACCCATTTCAGGAAAAAACATTGCATTTAATGCAAGAAAATCCTTACTCGATTATATTAAAATCACGTCAGTTAGGTATATCAACTTTATCTGCTGGTTATTCATTATGGATGATGTTATTTCAAAAGGACAAAAATATCCTTTGTATTGCAACTAAGCAGGAAACAGCACGTAACATGGTTACAAAGGTTAAGTTTATGTATGATAACTTACCTTCATGGCTTAAAATTAAAGCCGAAGAAAATAACAAATTATCACTTAGGTTAAGTAATGGTTCACAGATTAAAGCAACATCCGCAAGTAGTGATGCTGGTAGATCAGAAGCAGTTTCATTGCTATTAATTGATGAAGCAGCATTTATTGATCAAATTGGTGAAATATGGGCTTCAGCTCAACAAACACTAGCAACTGGTGGTGGTGCTATAGTATTATCTACACCTTATGGTACCGGTAATTGGTTCCATAAAACATGGGTATCTGCTGAAAATAACGAAAACGATTTTTTACCAATTAAATTACCTTGGTATGTTCATCCTGAACGTGATCAAACATGGAGAGATAGACAAGATGAATTATTAGGTGACCCTAGAATGGCATCACAGGAATGTGATTGTGATTTTAGTACATCGGGTGATGTTGTATTTTATAGTGAATGGATTGAATTCTTAAAAGAAACAACAATACAGGATCCAATTGAGCGACGAGGTGTAGACCAAAATCTATGGATTTGGGAAGCAGCTGATTACTCTAGAGAATATATGATTACAGCAGACGTTGCCCGTGGTGATGGTAAAGATTTTTCAACAGCACATATTCTTGATATTGAAACAAATACACAAGTAGGTGAATATAGGGGACAAATGTCACCTAAAGAATTTGGTTACTTTTTAGTTGGATTAGCATCTGAATATAATAACGCAATGTTAGTAGTTGAAAATGCTTCAATTGGTTGGGCAACATTAGATTCAATTATTGAACGGGGATATGTAAATTTATATCATTCACCAAAATCAGACCAACTTACAGCCGAATCATACCTTAGGGTATTTGAAGGTAATAGTGAAATGACCCCTGGGTTTACAATGTCAATGAGATCAAGACCATTGGTGGTAAATAAATTTAGGGAGTATGTTGGTGACCGTTCATGTATAATTCGTTCAAAACGTTTGCTAGAAGAAATGAAAGTATTCATTTGGAGGAATGGACGACCTGAAGCTCAATCTGGATATAATGATGATTTAGTAATGGCATTCGGTATAGGAATGTATTTGAGAGATACATCACTTAAATTTCAACAACAATCTCACGATATGACTAGAGCTACCCTTGGAGGTATGAGTAAGTCTACGTATGTTGGGGCATATGGAGCTAATCAAAATACAAAACCTTTCGAAATTCAAAACCCATATGGGGGAAAAGAAGACATTAAATGGCTCCTCTAAATATTTATAGGATATAATAATATATAAAATGGCAGATACTAAATTATTTACACGATTACAACGCTTATTCTCCTCTGATGTAATCATCAGAAATCAAGGAGGTAACCAACTTAAGGTAATGGACGTTGATTCGATCCAAAAATCTGGAGATATTGCAACAAACTCCTTAATGGATAAATACAACCGTATCTATTCACCTTCATCAACTTCACTGTTTGGTCAACAGCTAAATATGAATTACCAATACATGCGTACATTCATCTACTCAGATTATGATGTGATGGATAATGACGCTATTATTGCTTCAGCACTTGATATTATTGCTGATGAGTGTACATTAAAAAATGATATGGGTGAGGTACTTCAAATTAGAAGT